ACTCTCTGTGCGTATCCGCGAAATAAACACTTTTTCCGGCTTCCCGAATCGCTCCTTTGCCTTCTCTCTTGCCTTCTAAGCCTGCGGAACAGGTCAGGACGATATCTCAACCCTCATTGCTGGTGCGTGGCTCCTAGAGCCTTAGAACAGGGTGGCATCTGAAATGGGTGGCTCAGGATCCGGCAGGAAGGCTAAGCCGGTTGAACGCAAGGAAAGACTTGGCAACCCTTCGAAGCGTGCCTTGCCAAAGAACGTGCTGGTGCTTCCTTCAGTTGAGCCTGAGAAGGTTCCTGCACCCCAACGTCCTTTAGGTAAATATGGAACAGAACTGTGGGAACGTATGTGGCTGTCAGGTGCTATCTGGTTGAAGCCCACCGTGGACTCTGAACTGATGTTGATCTGCTGTGAGTTAATCGACGAACGAATGGTGATGCGCGGTCGTGTTGCTGTTGATCCGACTGCGTGGCGTGACCGTCGTGGTCTTCGTGAACTGGATCGGCTGATCACTTCCCTGTTGGGTGATCTTGGTTTCTCTCCTACTGAACGCGGTAACATTGCATCGGAAGGAACGGCATCAGGTGGATTCGCAGAACTCAACAAACGTATCGCGCAGAAGCGCACTAGATCCTAAAGGCAAATGGCAACCGGCGTTTTATACGCCAAGACAAAACAAACTTACAGACGGTGATGAGATTATCGACTTTGCGCGTGACAACTTCACTGTGCTTAAAGGATTCCGCGCAGGCTTACCTTTAGAGTTCACCGAATGGCAGCAGTGGCTCCTTCGTTCTTTATACGAAAGACGTCAAGATGGTCGCTTGCGTTATCGTCGTGCCTTAATCGGTTTGCCACGTAAGCAGGGCAAGTCACTTATCGGTTCCGCAATCGCTGTCTATGGCATGGTTGCTGGTGAAGCAGGCGCAGAAATATATGCAGTTGCTGGTGACCGTCAGCAGGCGCGCATTATCTTTGGTGAAGCAAAGGCACAAGTGTTGAACTCTCCGCTGCTGTCTAAGGAATGCAACGTGTACCGTGACGCGATTGAGATGCCGCGTTTTGGTTCTGTGTTCCGCGTCTTGTCAAGTGAGTTCCGTGGGCAGGCTGGCTTGAACCCTTCTCTAGTTTTGTTCGATGAGTTATGGAACCAGAAGACTGCCGACCTATATGACCAGATGACTCTTGGTTCCGGCGCACGTCTCGAACCTTTAGTGGTCTCCATCACAACTGCTGGTTACGATCTCGACTCTTTATGCGGTCAGTTGTACCAGTACGGCAAGAGTGTTGCAGCAGCAGAAGTCAATGATGATTCGTTTGGTTTCTGGTGGTGGGAAGCAAAAGCAGATTGCAAAATTGACGATCCGCGACAGTGGGCAATATCTAATCCGAACGTGGCTGAGAGATTGCTAGATCCAGAAGACTTGCTGACAGCAACAAAGCAGACTTCTGAAATGGCGTTCCGGCGTTGGCGTCTCAACCAGTGGGTGCGGTCACAGGAATCTTGGTTGCCGATAGGCGCGTGGGAACAATGCGTCACCCAGTTTGAGTTTGATCGAGACGCGCCAATGTTCGTTGGTATCGACATGGCATTGAAGCATGACTCAATTGCTGTTGTCTGCGCGCAGAAGAATGACGATGACAAGTTTGCTATTAGGTCAAAGATTTGGCAACCGTCCGATGAAGGTGTGGACGTTGCTGACGTCGAAGAATACCTGCGTGAACTTCACCTCAACTTTAATGTCGTTGAGTTCGCTTATGACCCTGCGTATTTTCAAAGGTCTGCGGAAATACTTGCAGATGACGCTATGCCAATGGTCGAGTACCCACAGACAGGATCCCGAATGATACCTGCCTGCGGTAACGCTTATGAACTAATTGTGTCAGCGCGTGTGGCTCACGACGGTTCCCCAACCTTCACTGATCAAGTTCTTTCTGCTGCACAACGTATGACGGAGAATGGTTGGCGTCTTTCTAAAGGAAAGTCAAAGAGGAAAATTGACGCGTGTATTGCTATGGTGATGGCGTTAGATCGCGCGAACTCGCGACCGCGAGTGGGAACGGAGCCACAGGTCATAAATGTTTGGGATTAAAAAAATTGTAAAAAAGGTTTGGGCTATGCGTCCGGCGTTTAGTTCTTTGTCTGAAGTTGTGGGATTTGTCGCGCTGGTGTACGGTGTTGCACTATTCTCTGTACCAGTTGCGTTCATCGTGGGCGGAATACTTCTAATTGTGGCAGGCGGAATATCAGCGTGAGTGTGTGGAGAAAAACAGAGAGACGTGCGTTGCCGATCTCTATTGACCCATATCAAGTTACGTCACGACCTGCGTTCAATAACTACTCCGGAGAAATAGTTGATGAAGTAACAGCATTGGCATCTTCTGCTGTTCTTGCAAGCGTTACTTTGATTGCAGACTCAATCGCATCGATGCCACTTGATCTTGTCCGTGATGTTAATAGCAGAATAGAAAAACTACCTACACCATCTGTGTTCGTTAAACCTAACTCATATCAGACGATGTACCAATTCAGTCATCAGGCTTGCGCAATGATCGCGTTACATGGCGTGGACTTTATATATGCACCTGTTGGTTCTAATGGCTTACCTGTCGAGATGCGCAACCTTGCACCTAAGTCTGTTGCATTAACTATCGAAAATGATGAGATCATTTACACCTACAACAAGACACGAATGACAAAGGAACATATACGTCAAGTGTCATGGTTGGATCTTCCAGACCGCTTGCGACCCATCTCACCGTTAGAAGCGCAACGCAACACTATTGGAATGTCTATTGCTATGGATAGATTCCTTGCGCAGTTCTACGGAGAAGGTGCTACACCATCATCTGTTTTGGAAACAGATCAAACAATGTCGAAAGATGCCGCAGAGATTCTCCGTGACACTTGGGAAGATGCTCACTATAAGCGACGCAGACCTGCTGTTCTAACTAACGGTTTGAAATGGAAACCAGTAACGACAAGTGCAGCAGATATGCAAATGCTCGAACATCGAGAAGCAATCGTGCGTGACATTGCGCGTACCTATCGTGTGCCACTTCATTTGATTAACGGAACTGGTGGCGACTCGCAGACCTACCAGAACATTGAATCTGCCGGTATCAACTTTGTGCGGTACACCTTGTTACCATATATGAGAAGGCTTGAAGATGTCTTGTCAGAAATGTTACCGATTGATCAGCGTGTTCGTTTTAATGCAGATGAGTTCCAACGCGCAGATCTTTCAACGCGTGTACGCGCACAGCAGTCAATGATTATGTCCGGAACTCTTACGCCTAACGAAGCACGCGCGATGGAGAACCGTGAACCATACGACGGTGGTGACCAGTTCGTTCTTGGTGTTGCTGGTGCTCCTATGGCTGGTGTTGAGGGTGGGGATCTTCCTATACTTGGGACAGATAAGGAACCGCCACGATGAAGTCAATAGCAGTAACAGTTACAACATCACCGACGTTGGTAGTGGCAGCAGATAACTTTCCACGCACTTGCTATTTGCATTCATCGTCTGGTTCGCTTTACATTGGTGGGAATGATGTGAGTGCTGCAAATGGTTTGCACTTGCCTAACAACACAACTATTGAACTGTTCGTACCAAGTAACGAAACTGTCTATGCAATCACAAGTTCTAGTAGTCACACAATGCGTGTCTTAACACCAGATGTGGATTAAGTAATGCCATACGAAGTAATCATGAACGCTGACGGTTGTGATGGTCACGCGGTTGTTAAAGTGGGTTCATTAATTCCTGTTGATAGTGGTTGTCACCCTACGCATCAGGAAGCGATAGATCACATGACTGCGTTGAATATAGCGACATCTGACGAAGATGAAGATGAAGATGAAGATGAAGAACGTGCGGTGAATCTTTCTGCACCAGAGTTCATGCGCGCTAACGCAAGACGCGGTTTGAAGTACCACGAAGAAGGATTGTCAGGTGACGGTCTGAAACCACAAACCGTTGAAGATGCGCGGTCAATGGCAGCAGGCAATGTTACTGAAGCGAAGTGGCGAAAGATCGCACCGTGGATTGCGCGTCATATGGTCGATCTCGAAGCAGAAGGTGTGAAGGAAGGAGACGTCACAGCAGGTATGGTCGCACACTTGCTTTGGGGTTCCGGTACGACAAAGAGTGCAGCAACACGGGCAATGGAATATGCAGAACGTGTCGTTGGACAATTAGAAGAACAACGCGCACCAGCACCTAAGAAAGATCAAATCTTTGGTTCAGAAAAGAATCCTGAAGGATCCGCAGCAGACAAGGAAGGCAAGATCGAACTTGGCGATGCAGTAGAGAAAAGTTTGCAAACAAAAGCATCTGAACACAATGCGAGAATGAAAGAAGAATCAAGACCTGATTGGACTCGCGTTGGTGTTGGTTCTTTACGTTCGGTATGGCGACGTGGCGCAGGTGCGTTCTCTAGTTCGCATAGACCAAACATGACACGCGCTCAATGGGCTATGGCAAGAGTCAATGCCTTCCTTTACCTATCTGAAAAAGGA